CTTGCCTAAAAAATCGCATGACCTACTGGGAAGATTATTTAATCTACAAGCACCAGCCCAAGTACAATGTTCTGGGAAAGAAGAAAGGCAACCGCGCAATCAAACAAGTGGCTAAAGAAGATCCGAGGATCGAGTACGAGTGTGAGCCGTTGTTCATCAACAATTCTCACAACATAGGCTATAGTTATGTGTCATCCACAGGGTCACGGTTAGTGATTGATAGTGGTCGCACCTTTCAATCCAATGTCTTGATGATCAGCGATCCGATACGTGCATGATACGTGCATGAGTTGAGGACAACTTATACGATCTACAACTTTTCTTGTAGCGTTTAAACGGAGCACTATTCATTACACCACGAGTCACAACAATACTGCTGTTGGTCATAGCGCTTCCGTCACAATACCACCCGTCACAATAACACCGCTGTTGGTCATCAGTTTAAACGGCGCACATCTCATTACACCGCAGGTCATAATAATACCGCTGTTGGTCATAATTTATTGTGAAGGGTTGGCTCAAATAAAATTATGAGTAGCTCATTAGCCTGTCATGTTGTGACCAGTGTAGTAAGTTCCATCTTTATAGTTGTACTTCAAGTCAACCGTTCCCACCATACCGCTTTGCTTAAAGCGTATCTTCTTCACATGGATTCGGATGTCATTAGAGTCTGGCGTGAAGTCCCTCTCAACAATCAGGATGTTGTCAGCTTTGTTATAAAAGTTAGCTGACCCCGCTATGTCATAAGGCTCTGGTACAGGGAACGTTCCATCTGCATTACGTCTTAGCTTTGCGGGGTGAGCAACCAGCCACACATGGCACTCGTTATTTGCCGCCCACCTCTTTAGCTTCGCTAGCATCTGAGAAACGTATTCGGTTTCTGTCCACCCGCTAGGCCGCTTATGCTCAAACTCATTATATGGATCAAGGACTAACCCTCTTACCTTTGAGTACCTCTGCACGCAAGCAGTAGCATTGTCTAAACACCAATCTATAGTCGGAGCCTCATCGTCCGATCTGATCCAGTAATAATGGTTGCCTATGAATGAAATTGCATTGGCCCATTCACCATCATCCATCTCTCCTCCAGCAAATGTTTTCCAAGCTGGCTTCCCCACATACTTGGCAGCAATTTTATTGATGTGATCATCAACAGGATTCTCGAATGAGCAAACAGCAAATCTCCAGTCATGGTCTTTAGCTAGGTTTAAACAGATCTGATCTAGGAATTCTGACTTGCCAACTCCGGGTGCGCCGGAAACTATCGTGAGTTCTCCGGGCCTTACCCTGTAGTTCTGACTAAGGGCAGAGATTCCAACATCAATACCCATCCGAACATCACCCTTCAATAATGCGTAAGCATCTTCCACATAGTTACGTGTTTCTTGTAACGCTTTAAGCGGCCAAGGCTCTGCGCTATCAACAAACTCTGCTAACTTTTCCTTTCCATACCCGACCAATACATCATTAGGATCTTTGCATCCTTCGGGCCACACCACTCTCCAACATCTTGACCTACCCAACCTACGCGCCAGCTCATTGCGCATGATAAGACCAACCTCGTCACCATCATTCAATAAAACTATTCGTTTAAACGTTGACAGCGAATCGTTTAGCTCATCGATCCACGGGATCTTGTGATCACTTGCTCCATCAGGTAGTGAGATAACGTTAGTAAATCCCGCTTCCATAACTGACAGCGCATCAACCTCGCCCTCTGTTATGATCAGCGTTTCGTTTTCTGGATCGACTAAGTTCCATAGGTATGGCAAACGAGATCCGTTTTTTACCTGAGTAAACTGCTTATCAATCGTGCGAAACTTAACGTTAATTGTTTTGCCATCAGCATCTCGATGAACAAAGGCGATTGCCTTCTTGTTCTCACCATTAATGAATGCCTCTCCAGCCTCAACTCCCGCCAAGTCTGTTATCTCTTTAGATATTCCTCTCTTCTCAAACCATTGAGCTATCTTATCGTTGATCCCTTGAAGCTCTGGTATCTTTGGTTTCTCTTTCTGTTTAAACGGACTGTTGTTCATAGTGTTTCTCCATACATTCCCTTCCCAATCACAGTGATGGCAGCGCCATTGCGCACCCTCAAAATCTATTGACATGGAAAGGCAATACTCGTTGCGATTTTTCTTGCGTGTGTGTGAACATTGGGGGCAAAGCATTTTCTTCTGCCCCTCGTTTAAGTCTGTAGGATTAAAGCCCTCAGATGTAAGCTTGTCCCAAAAGTCTGGCGCACTCACGGTGCTGTCTGAAAGACTGTTCTCCCAGACTCAGTAACCCTTCGGCCTAAGTCATCTCGATCAAGATCTCGCGCTGTCTTAGCGTCCATCTTGGTTAGATAAGCTGACGTACTTATGTACCAGCGCTTACGTGTCTTGGGATCAGCATCGTATGTCAGCCAGTCATCCCTCGATTGAAGCACTGCATCTAAGTTCGGTATGTTTTTGAAAGCCTTTTGCCAACGTGTGTAGTCGGCCTCGTTAAGTTTGATTGTGTTCCCTTTGAACATCATTTCCTCCTGTTGCGAATTGAAAATGGTCGAGGTTCCAGTGTACTACTGGTTCCTGATCTTGTGAATCGTTTCTGTCATTTCTTCCACCCCATTCTATAGAATCTGGCGGTGTGCTTAAGTCAAGGAACCCTATTGATCCGCATGACCACTTCACAATAAGTATTACATCCTTGCCTGTTGCAGTCATAAGCATCTTTGCATTGGCTAGTTTCATTGCCGACAATATGTATGTTGAAAATGTCCCGCACTTATGCGTCCGTACTTTAATCTCTGCAAACCCCTCAACCTTCCCTTGCTCGTTCAAGAAGGTGTAGTCGATTGGGTATTGCCTTGGGTTAGCTTTCGCTTCCACTCCCCAGAGTTCCGAAACCCTTTCGGCAAGCTCTGATTCGTTCTTGCGATCCTTGTCGGATTCATATATCGGTCTACTCATATCAGCTCCTCAGTTGCTTATATTTATAGATAGTTGATTAGATCGGTTGGTGAGAGAAGGACGCTCCCCCCAAACCCCCCACGTTAAAACATGGAGAAGATGGAAAGATCATCCCACTAGATCGGTCGGAGCCGAGCATGGACATTACCAGTAATTTATAACGCGGATTCTGGTCTTACCCCCTTCCGCTGATTCCTTGCTTTTATTAAAATACACACATACACTTGATCGCGCAACCCCTACTAAATTTATACTGTATCGTGTTGCACTCCTTTGTTGCGAAAGGAACGGCCCTGTCCATAGTTCACCTCAGTTAATTATGGGCGGGGTCAACCCTTCGACATCATCACCATCTTCATCAAAGTCTATCTCCTCTATAATCACTTCAGCCCTTGGCGAGATCTTATCAAGGAACCTAGCGCACGAGATTACTTTCACCTGTCTATCGTTTTCGTAGACTAGTCCTTGCAGTGCATCTAGGATCACTGATGGATCTAAATCCTGTCTCCTGCTTGGATAGTAAATTGCGGCGGAGAAAGCCAAGTCACCCTCAAGCATTTTGTTTAAACGAGGCACTTGCATTTGCAAATCTTTCTCGAACTGCAACGCCTTCTTTGATTTTATAAACCGTGGCTTCCCACCAAACGTAACAAGTCTTCTGCTGTTTGCCTTTGATGCAACCTCACCATGAATTATATGCTTGACCTTTCTTTTTATTCGTGTTTCTATCGTACACCTACCTTTCGCAACAGGGTTATCAATGCAATACACTAACAAGTTAAATCTGCCCGCGCCAATAGTTGAAGCTGTTAAGCGCGACACCTATTCAAAAGGCAAGGCAAGTTACTCAGCCACCGGCCTACTCAGGCCACCACAAATGGCAGCTCTCTATGACAGTTATTCAGACTTCATATCAAAGGATGTGTCTCAGGAGCTGTGGACGCTGTTTGGGAGCGCTGTTCATCTTATCCTTGAAGGTACCAAGGCTCCAGAATACGTCACTGAGGAGCGCTTATACTGCTCTGTAGAGGGTGTTCGGTTATCTGGGCAGATAGATGTTCAACACATACAGCCTGATGGTTCGAGGGTATTGCAAGACTACAAGACACGAAAGGCATACGGAGTAATGAACAACGACTCCGATGAGAAGCAACTAAACATCTACCGCTACATTGCAATGCAGAATGACATTCAGGTGAGCGGTCTACAGGTAATCAACCTGATCAAAGATTGGTCGCGCCACGAAGCAGAGCGCAGGGAAGGATACCCACCCAATGACATATACATACAGGACATACCAATTTGGTCAGACCAAAAGATCAAATCGTTTGTAGAGGAACGCATACGCTTGCACGAGGATGCAGCTAAAGGCAATGCGATTCTTTGCACAGACGATGAGAGATGGCTGCGTGACGAGAAGTTCGCAGTTATGAAGGAAGGAAGAAAGCGTGCGGTTCGCGTGTTTGATTCTATGAAAGAAGCAGAGGTCTTTATCACTGCGCAGAAAGATGCCGACAAACATATTGTCGATCACCGTAGGGGTCAGCCCACAAGGTGTATGTCGTTTTGCGATGTCAGAGATTTCTGTCCACAATTCGCAACGTTTAAACAGGAGAATACTTTTGAGTGATAACAAACTTCTTGAAGCAATCGGCTTCATGGAATCCTTGCCGGACTCGGACAAGGTGGATATTGGCGGGAAGCTATACGCACAGGTTACTACTCGTGTCGTTGCATTCCGCAAAGCTTACGGAGATCAAGGCCGAATAACGACAACGATTCATGTGTCTAACGAGAATCGCGTACAGATAGAGGCTCGCATCTACGTCAGGGATGGCAACACTTGGCACTTAATCGCTAATGATTGGGCCGAGGAGTTTAGGTCTGATGGATTTATCAACAAGAAATCAGCAACGGAAAACTGTGCTACATCAGCAATAGGTAGGGCGTTAGCCGCTTGTGGTTTGGGTGGCGGCGAATACGCATCAGGTGATGAGG